CAACCGTACTGGGCTCCGCTGGGGTCTGGAAGTTCTTTGAAGCTAGGCTTAAAATAAAGGCTGAGCAAAGAGAAAACGAAACCAATAATAGCGACACGATTCAATATCGTGACGATTTAAAGAATAGGGTTCGTAACCTCGAGAACTTATTAGAAGATTCATCTGATGAAAAGGATGAGTTGCGAAGTCAAATATTAAAGCTAACAGAGGAAGTATCTGCGTTAAGGATTAAAGTTGAATTCTTGGAGAAAGAAAATGAAAGACTCAAGCTCAAATAACTTTAAGTGCGTCAGTCAACTAGCTGGTCACAAACGTTGTCTCAAGCAGTGCCGCCTTTGTAGGGAGCATTACGGTGAAAAAGCCGAAACAAAATAATTGGTCGGACTTATTAGTTAATGTCGTTGGACACGAGCCACCCCCTGACTCGTTAGACCTGCGCAATTCTTTTATCGAAAATTGTTTAGCCGATCAAGACGGATTCAAGGTCCAACAAGCCCAGATTCATCACACGATGCAAAAGGGGATTTATGATTGGGAGCAAGAGGCGCTATCCAAGAACGCTCGTCTCAATGGATTAATTAGAGCGCCCTACAACACAGGAAAGTCCCAACAAGTTCCCATTGGTTTATCAGCCTACATGACCACACGTAAGCATGAGCTAGAAACCCTAATAGTATCCGCAGACGGTGGTATCTCCACGAAGAGAATATTATCCCTAAGAGCCTTGTTCCAGAGTGATATGTACCGCTACTGGTGTTCTGAGCACAATTTTAATCCTGTTGAGTTTGACCGCACCGATACAGGTTCGACTCAACGCATCATTGTGAAAAGTCGTAACCGTACAGGGAATCCTACCTATGAGGCGTATGCAGTACTTACGCAAACCACAGGTCAGCGCGCTGGCGTCCTGATTCTTGATGATGTGTGCAATGACGAAGACAGAATATCTACCGCTCGTAGAGAAACGGTATGGAACAAAGTATCAAACACATGGATCAAGCGTGTTCATGATAAAGGTATTGTTTTAAGCGTGTGCACACCATATCATCCGAATGACGCTAATAGTCGGTTAATGAAGTCGGGCATATTCAATGTGCTTCAGATTTCGGTAAAAGAAGATAAAACAGGATATAAGGTGGAAGAATGGAACAACCTAAAGTAATTATGTATGCCCGATTTGGGGTGGATGTCGATCAAGAGTATATAGACCTAATTAAGCAAAAGATGGACACGTTCTTAGAGATGGTAAACGGAAAAGTGGTTGGTCAACACTGGGAAGTGTTAGCTTCGGGACAGGCTTCGACTAAGATTCATGACATTATAAAAAAGTGTAGCAAAAATGAATGGGACATACTAACTTACGACCTTAAAACTTTACACGAGTACCATTCAGGTGCATTATCCTTAGTAGAAGAGGGTGCAGAAGTTGGTGTGCCCATTTTCTTTATAGAGAGTAAGTCTGTTATGAAAACAATCTTTAGGAGATTATGAGAGAACCAGATAAAGTCTGGGACATACCCCTATGGGAAACCAATCACAGTAAACAACGGCTGCTCCAAGAGGAAGCGATGGACTTTCTGTCGTATAAACTTGGGTACGAAATGAGCGAGGAAACAGATGACCCAACGAGAAAGGCTTACAAACACTTTGACGGATACAATCACTACCCTGATGGGAATCTTACGGCTCTTGATTACGATAGTGGGCATCCTGTCTGGCTTTGTGCTGATTTCAACAGGTCTCCTCATTGTTGGGCTCTTCTCCAAGTTAAAAGAGCTCGTAATGGGCTTAAGCAGTATGTTATTTTCGATGAAATCTTCTCCAAAGAGGCTTTAACCACTGAGCAAGCCCTAAAAGCAGTAGAATTACTGAAAAAATGGGGTGTTTCTAAGGTTTTATTGGCTGGAGACAACACTTCCAACCAAAAAAGTGGTAATTATGGTCGTGTAGGCAAAAATGATTGGGATTACGTGCGAGAAGTCCTTGAAGAGAACGATATTTTGTATAAAAACGAGCTAGACATCCAAAATCCTAAACGAAAGGTGCGTGTAGACAAAGTAAACAACGTAATTTACGCTGGAACCAATGGAGAAAGGCGTTTATTGGTCAATACTCGCTGCGAACACGTCATAAAAGACTATATGTACTCCATCGTGAACGATAAAGGGCTAAAAATAGACAATGGCGACAGGGGACACATGTCCGATGCTACTGATTATGCCATTTGGCGCAACGAAAGAGGCTCCGCCTCCCCTATGTACGTGCTGAGGTAATATGTTTAGCTACTACGGAAGCAAGTATAAACTATCAAAGTTATATCCTAATCCAAAAATGGATTTAATCATAGAGCCATTCTCTGGTGCTGCTTGGTATAGCGTGAATCATGCTAATAAAGACGTATGGATTAATGATAGATATGATGTTGTTTACAACATTTGGAATTGGTTGATAAATAAAGCTGATAAAGATTTTATACTTAATAATTTAGACTATTATGTAGGTGATGACATAAGCGAGCTAGATTTGCCACTTGAATTTAAACAACTCCTTGGGTTTTGTATAAATAGGGGTAGTATAGAGCCTAAAAACATAGTTCAGCGATGGAGTTGCCAATCAAAAGTTGATTGGGACTGGGCTAGTACAACTAATTTTCAGCTAAAAAGAATAGCTAATAAATTAGATAGCATTAGACATTGGAAATGTAGTCGTCTTGATTATAGAGACCTTCCAGATATAGAAGCAACTTGGTTTATTGATCCGCCCTATCAATACGGTGGGGAACACTATAAAGTAAACAAAATTGATTACAAGGAATTAGCTGAGTGGTGCAAATCAAGAAAAGGTCAAGTAATTGTGTGTGAAAACACGAGAGCTGACTGGTTAGACTTCAAGCCTCTGCAAAAGATAACAGGACAAAGAAATAAAACTATAGAGTCTGTTTGGACTAACTTCTTTTTATAGATTTAGCTCGTTTACCCATACCAACACGTCTTTTTTCACGCACTGCTTTCTTACCCTCTCCACGCTTGCGTAGTTCCTGCCACGTTACTGGGGTCTTAGAGGAAACCTTAACGGTGGGGCGACACTTCTTCACTCCTTTAAATTTAGCAGAGCCACAAGCCTGACCGTCTTGGGTCTTCCACTTCTCCTTCATCCATCGGGCTACACCAGTTGTACCTGACTTCTTGCCTTTATACGTTCCACCCCTTTTCTTGTATTCCTTTACTATCCACGCAGAAGCATACGCACTAGGGAATATCTTGAACTTACGTTTAGCCTCAGACTTAACTCGGCTGTATAGGGCTGGTTTTGCTGGAGTATTTGCCATAATTGCGTCAAACTTATGGCTGAATTACCCTAAAGTTCAATACCAATGTCTTTACCGTACAAAGCCAACTTTGTAGACTGTAACTGTTTCTTTTTAGGCTTTTTATACTTTTTTACTAAATCTTTTGCCTTAATAGGCTCATACACCCTAACTTTGTTTGCATTTAGCGTTACACACAACACCACGTAATCAGATAGCAAAGGACTCTTAACTAATGGATCGTTCTTCTGGAACATCCATGACAATCCAAACTGTTCAGCCTGTTTAAGTAATTGACTTTTAACGTGAAGGTTGTGAGATCTGTTTACGACCATGTCTGCACTATAAGACTTGTTTTTACCCCTGTATATAGCTAAATCAGGCTTCGTACATTCCTGATTTATGTCTGTATACGTAAGCCACACGGCATATTCTGCTAACTTACCATAATAAATGTCCTGTTTAATTTTACTAGGATCGTCTTGACCACGCTTTTTGTATTCTGCTTTGTTAGTTCGATAACACTTTTCCGCAAAGTCAATGATCTGTAACTTGTACGTATTATTCATTGTTACTTCTCTGTGCTTCATGTCTATTAAGTTTAGTATTGAATCTTTATGGAATATACGTATATTTTTGACACCATGAGTAGCAAAAAAGACCCAAAACTTACAAGGTACGGAGTAAGTGGCTATAACAAGCCTAAACGGACTCCAAGTCATCCTACTAAGTCTCATGTTGTAGTAGCAAAAGTGGGCAACAAAGTAAAGGTCATACGCTTTGGTCAACAGGGTGTATCAGGTGCGGGCAAGAACCCTAAGACTAAGGCTGCAAAAGCTAGACGCAAATCCTTCAAGGCTAGACACGCAAAGAACATAGCTAAAGGACGTATGTCAGCAGCATATTGGGCGGATAAAGTAAAATGGTAACGTTATGCCTCTTCAGCGTGGTTCTTCACCAAATATTATTCAGCAAAACATTCGACAACTTATCAAAGAGGGTTATACGAAGCAACAAGC